TCTTCGACTTCAAATGCTGAATAAGATATATCTTCCTTAAAATAAGACCTATAAATTCTTCCCCATATGATCTTAAACTCCCCTTCTGATAGATCTTTGAAGAGACATTCTCCTCGAAAGTAAATGTGGTAAATCATTCTTCTGGCGTTTCTGTAGGGTGTTTGAATACTAACAATTCCTCTCCGTACTTCACTCCCTCCATTTCGGGATGTGGTGCCGGAATTTTTGTCTTAGGTTTATTTACTTCTTTGAATACTTCTCCCATGCTCCGGAAAAAGAATGCAAACGTCATTCCTGCAAGTGCAAAGAATCCGAGTAGATATACTGTAATGAAAATGGTGTTCATTTCTTTTTGGTTCTATTTTCCCATGCTATGAATGCTTTATAACCTAAGTAACCTCGTGCCAAGTCCACTGCTACGAACGTTATACATCCGATCAGTATGACTTCCATTACTGTATCAACTCTGGTAATGGATCTCCCTCGTCAGGCGGGAGCGTACCTCTTCTCATCCGTAAGTCTCTCAACTCATCGAAGTCTTTCTTCTTTGTTCCACCATCATACGGCCATGCATAACCTTCACCGATCATTTCCTCATTGAGTGATACAGTAGCATCCCCAACATATAACCAACCAAGAAGCCGACCATACTTACCCACGCCACCTTTGAGTTCGGTTCTGATAATAAGTTCATCTTCTCCTTTTATAGTATCGTCAAGTTTCTTCTTCAACCAGTTAGTCGCATCTATACCCAGTGCCTTCTCTTCTAGATCTCTTGTCCTCTTCTCAGGAGTATCGACTCCGGCAACCCTCACTCTCTCCTTCTTCATCAAATCAAATCCCAAATCAATCGTCACATCTATAGTGTCGCCATCGACAACTCTGTTGACTTTGACTACACGAAAGTTATAACAACTCTTACGACTTGGTGGAACCATCACTCCCATCATTCATCTCCTTATAAGCCATACTCAGTATATAGTAGATATACCAAGACACGATTACGAGCAGAATTGCTATCATCCAGACGACTCCCCAGACTATCACAGCATCTTCTCCACAATCGGTTTCATGAATTTTACGATATCAATATTTCCCTGCTTTGTCGGATGGAATGAATGGGGGTTTACCATACCTTTTCTCTGTAGTAAATCAATCCGATGGCAGTCATCAAACCAATCTGAGAAATGGAACTTGTCTTTATTACCTCTCCAACCATTTCTTCTTGCCAGAGTCGTACACATATCTTCTTCTAATGCAGGATTTGGTATGACACCAGTAGTATTCAGTGTCTCAAAGAATGCATAGGGCACTCCGAGTGCATCAAAATAGTGCTGCCAATGAAGTATATTGTTTGTCAAGTCTCTCAGAAATACTTTTTCGTCAAAATGTTCCTTGAAATAGGCAAAAGTATCGAAACCAGTCTTCTCCCTTTCTCTCAATCGGTTAGTAGGATCGTTTTTTGCTTGATTGAATGACACAGATGAGTAACTTTTGAGTCTATTGAACCATAATTCATCACGATAGACTGATGTAATACCCCATAAGACAGCAGTATTTTCCCAATCTACCTCATTTTCTGCAAAATATTTGGTTGCACGACGGAATTGTGACTGATTTGATGACCCACCCTTCGATATATTGATGTTTGTAAGGTTCAATTCATCACAAAGTTTGAGTCTCCAGCATGTATCGTCTACAAAATCTCCTTTTCCACCTTCTTTTTTGAATCTTGCCTTGTAAGTTGCCTTGTCGACAGGGTTTTCTGCATCATAATATGACCCAATACCAAAAACCCAACTGCATCCGAGTGTTATAAGGTTCATATTTTGATTACTTCGTCGAATAACTTTGCTATTCTAGCATGTGCTTCACGAGTTGGGTGGTATGAGTAAGGATTTACTAATTCTTTCTTCTCTAAAAACTTCATTCTCCTACTATCATCGTTGTTGAACTGCGAAACATGGTACTCATCAGGGTCATAATTATCAAATTCAAGGTCTTCACATAGTATAGACATCAAATCTCTGTATTTTCTATCATTGAAGAGCATCCTATCTATAGGAATAGGGTAGTCATGATGGTTGAATGTGTCAAACCAGTAGTTTTCAATACCCATTCCTTCAAAAAAGAGGTTCCAATGCCTCATCTTATGTGAAAGTTCTTTGATTTTTTGCTTTTTATCGAAGTGCCACTCCAAATGATGGTTGACATCAAACCTTTTATGCTTCATATTGACATCTCGATTCATTCCATGACCATATAATACGTTCTGATACCCCGATTTACCTTGATGGTTCTTTGTCAACCATATCTCATGCCTGAAAACTGAGGTGATACCCCATAATACTACGACTCTTTCTCTAGGTTTCTTCTTGAAGTAGGTGGTTGCTCTACGAAACTGTCTATCATTACTACTACCCATCTGTGAAAAGTTGAGATTAGTACACTTCCACTTCTTTGTAAGCAATCCTCGGAAGGATAATTCATCACAGAGGATGTCATCATCATTTTTGTCCTTATATTCTTCTTCCTTCATGCCCTTCTTGTATGCCACACCGACACCACGAGTCCATGAACAACCTAATGTGACTAATAACATGGACAACTCATCATTATTTTGAAGGATCTCTGATATTTGTCCTTGAACAACTTACGAAACATGATCATTGTCATGATATGTGTCTGTTGAAATGCTATTTTTTCCATGATGAGGGTAGATACCCAAAGGTATTTTTGAAATCTGTGTAATATCTAGACATGTAGAGGTGAGCACTATGCAAATCCTGCTCTTCTAGGTCATCTATATCACTTTCCCACTGATCTTGTAGGAATGGGAGGTGAGGAGCACGACTTCCCATGTTGGGAACGTAACAATTGTCATGAAGTTTTGTAATTTTATACGACAAAAAGTTACTTAGTGCTTCGAGTTGCTCTTTTTCTTGATTTTTATCCCACAAATCTTCCATTATGGTAACATAAGTATTATCTACACCGAATACAGAGGCAAATTTACTGTATGCTCCGGAGAAATCACATAAAGAACTACAACAATCCTGTTTTAGAAGGTGAAAGAACAGTTGTTTGTGTTTTTTCTTGCGAATTAGGAATCTAGTCTTCATATCTTCCTTATGTTCGACGGAATATTCAAATTTTTTGTTCAATAAACTACCAACTTCCGAAAAATAGCGTCTTACTGGGTCACGAAACTGAAAAGTGACCTTTACATTGAAGTGTTCTCGCAATTTAGGAGCAACTTCCGCCCAAAATTCGTATGGAAGTGCGTAATTTCCGTTTGTGAAGTCGCAAACTGCTGCATAAGTGTCTTTTACGGTCTCCCAATGACTCTTCCAGTAAGAAATGTAGTTTTCTATTGACGGAGGACTTGCCAAATACGGGTCTAGCGGAGTTTTAACCGCAAATTTGTTTTTTTGCGACAAGTATTGACCCCAAGGATGATTAGAAGGACGCTTATTGTATAAATTTTGACCAGAACAGTATATTTCTTTGAAATGATCTTCGTATTTTGGATATTCGCATAATCTTTTGAGATACCAGTTCTCTTTCAGGTGTCCCATGTGTGCATATTTGTTATCCAGCGTCAAAGTATAGTGGAAGGGAGTGGTCGCTGCCCATCCTACGCCAGGATTCAATAATAATGTTGGTTTAGACATATATACAGTAGTTATGGTGGAACAAATGTCCTATGACGTCTACCTAGATAATGAGATTGTTTTTTCTGTACTTACTAGACAGCAAGCAGAAGAAAAACGTGACCAAATGCAGAAAATGATTATGGCAGGACTAAAAACTGATTATACTGCCGAGCAAATCTCGATAAAGTATCACTCGTAATGAAACCCACCCTATTTCTGAATGTTGGGACCGGATGGTCTGGTACAACTCCATTATATTATACATTAGGGTGGTACAATAAGTATTGCCACAGTGGGCATCGTAAAGAGAAGGGATATTTGTGGTTGATGGACTTATCCGAGACCAGAAACACATTTGAGAGGGTCAAATTCTACAAACAGTTCTTCGGACCTTCAAAACAATCAACTACAAACCGAAAACCCAAGATATTCACACATGAGTCGAAATATATTGGTGGAAACTGGACACCAGAGGAAATAAACTATTTTTGGAGTCCTCCATTTACGATAGAGAAGTATATTGAGTATTATATCAAGCATTGGGACTTTATAAAACACGATTACAAGGCAGTGAGCGATTTTTCCAATCCTAACGGACAATGCTCTCCAGAATTCCTAAGAAAATATGCTCCTGCACTCAAATCCGTGTTTGACGTAAAAATTCACGTTGTCTTCCGTGATCCATTACGCAGATTGTGGAGTTTGCGTCAAAAACAAAATCCTAAAGACCCAGTTAGGCAATTTATGAAGATGGGAGTCGATTTTGGGTATGTACAGTTCTTTCTAAAGTTTGTAGAAGCGTTTGGACTCGAAAATTGCCATATGACGATTATGGAGGAATTTTGGAATGGGGAAACGAAGGAATTATCGGATTTTATCGATTATGAGATAAAGGAAGTGCACCCAAACGCATATGTGCCCGATTTAGGTCCTAATGCTCCTAGAATCCAATATTTGGACGATCAGTGGGAGTCTGATATCATGCATATGCCAAAAGAGGTAAAAGAGTACGGATTGAACATGTTGAAACCCGTCTATATACATTTCAAGGATTACTTCGGTGATCTTCCCGAACAGTGGAGTAAATTATGATCTGGCCATTGAATAAAATCGCTACATGGTGGAAACTGAAGAAAATTAGAGAAGAAGACCCGTATATTTACGAAGATGACGAATATGACGCAATGTTGGACGAAGATAACGACTATGAGGATTTGAGTGAAGGAAGATGATTGGTTTCTCCGAAGGATTCCATGATAGTGCTGTTGCGTGTGTCAATGGCGGTGTAATTACCTATGCCACGCATGGAGAACGCTTTTCGAGAAAAAAGCACGACAAAAAGTTGTGTATAGAAGCTGCTGCGACTGCTCAAGCATTAAATATCTTTGATGACGTAATATCCTTCTATGAGCGACCTCTACCCAAGAGAATCCGGCAATTTACCGCAGGACAGAAGGCATGGAGGCGAAATAGAGAATTATGCATGCAACCAACGTATTATTGCGAACATCACATGTCTCATGCTGCTGCTGCGTTTCAAACCAGCGTTTTTGAGGAAGCAGCATGTGTGGTGGTCGATAGTATCGGAGAATGGGACTGTAGTTCGATCTGGACTGCAAAAATGGTTGATGGTAAGGCAAAATACAAAAAAGTATGGAATATGCGATATCCCAAGTCAATTGGACTGTGGTATTCCGCATTGACGAAATGGGCGGGTCTGAGACCGTTAGATGAGGAATATATCTTCATGGGCATGGCAGCGTACGGAGAAGCGAAGTATATTGACGAAGTTTCCGCATTATTGCACCAAAACAACCATAAGGGCATAAAAGGGTTACATGGTGCTCCGCACGACATTGCAAAGAGTGCAGAAGTGGTTTTAGAGTATGAATTGAAGAAAATCTTTGAAATAGCACTAACTTACTCAAAAAACATCTGCTATGGCGGTGGAGTCGCTCTCAACTGCGTTGTAAACACCAAACTAAGGGAAATGTGCAATTTATGGATTATGCCGAATCCAGGCGATGCTGGAGGTGCCTTAGGAGCAGCATTGATCCCATATGGCGAAAAAGTGCAATTCTCGCCATTCTTAGGTTATAATATTCTTAGAAAACCAGATCCTAATGAAATCGTCGCAAAACTCCTCTCAGAAGGAATCGTGGGGGTTGCAAATGGCCGTAGTGAGTTTGGTCCTCGTGCTCTCGGTAATCGAAGTCTATTGGCGGATCCACGCAAAATTTCAACAAAACACCAAGTAAATGCGATAAAAAGGCGTCAGAAGTTCAGACCTTTCGCTCCTGCGATATTAGAAGAGTATTGTACCGATTATTTTGAAATGCCAGGACATTCGAGATATATGTCGTATGTTTATCAATGTAAGCGTCCACACGACATTCCTGCGGTTCTACACGTCGATAATAGTGCTAGAGTACAAACTGTACCAGAATCATCAGAATCCATCCTCAGGGAGATCCTAGAGGTGTGGTATGAGCATACAGGTTGTCCTGTGCTTTTGAATACGTCATTGAATATAAGAGGTATGCCTATGGTAAATGACTTTTGTGACGCACTCAACTTCTCCGCAAAGTACCGCGTTGACGTATACTAAATAACGCAGTATAATGAATTGAAAGATCTTTCGGAATGGCAAAAGGATTCAAAGTGGTCACCACACCACCAGCAAAAAGTGGTAAAGCGGAAAAGTCTAATGAGTTTTCCATAGAAGCAGCAAGAGAGTTAGTCAAGGGCAAAACTTTCATATTCTGTTTACCTGGTAGGACTGTTTCATACGTCTATCTAAAAAACTTTGTACAGTTAGCATTTGAGATTGTACAGAAGGGCGGTACTCTACAAATATCACAAGACTACTCATCTATGGTAAACTTTGCCAGATGTAAGTGTCTAGGAGCAAATGTTCTCAGAGGTCCTGATCAGTTACCATGGGATGGTAAGTTGAAGTATGACTATCAGTTATGGATCGACAGTGACATCGTATTCGGTCTAGAACAGTTCTATAGACTTCTTTGGATGGATAAGGACATAGCGGGTGGTTGGTACGTCACAGAGGACGGAAACACCACATCCTGTGCACATTGGATGGAAGAAGAAGATTTCAAAGCAAATGGTGGTGTAATGAACCACGAGATGTTAGATGGTATACAAAAGAGAAGAAAACCATTTACAGTTGACTATTCTGGATTTGGTTGGTTGCTAATCAAGCATGGTGTGTTTGAGAATGAAAAAATGAAGTATCCATGGTTTGCACCACAGATGCAAGTATTTGAATCTGGTGAAGTACAAGACATGTGTGGAGAAGATGTATCATTCTGTTTAGATGCACAGAAGGCAGGATACGAAATATGGGTAGATCCTAAATGTAGAGTCGGTCACGAGAAGAATAGAATAATCTAATTTTCTATATACGATTGAGTATGCAATATAGGAATGGACGACAGATACGATATCTACGTCGACGGGGTCAAGACACATGAGAGCATATCCGAAGAAGAAATGGAAGAAGTCACTCAAGATTTGGCGGACGAATTCTACGAAAACGGTTGGCCACACCCCAAAGATGTAGAAGTAAGATACCTAGGACATGAATAGGGTTCCATGCGAACCCTTTTTTTGTGACACTAAATAGATAAATATACCGAGAACTCCTTCCACGACGGAATAGTGCCACTACAGAGAACATCAGAACCGTTCAGAGATATATCTTTGACCTTCAAACGTCATCCTGTGACGAATGATATTATAATGCTAAAAAATGAAGATGCAATCAAACGTGCAGTGCAGAACCTTGTACGCACCCAGATTGGTGAGAGATTTTTCAATACAAATCTAGGCACTAGAATTACTTCTTCTCTGTTTGAATTAGCAAATGATGATTATATTGAACCAATTCAAACTGAAATAGAAATGGTCATAACACAGTATGAACCAAGAGTAATTTTACAACAAGTCGTAGTAGAAAGCAGACCAGAACAAAATGCTTTGGATGTTTCTATACAATACAAGATTGTGGGACTCAATGCACCCTCACAGAATGTCCAATTTATTTTAGAACCAACTAGGTTATAATGGCACTACAGCAATTTACAAACTTAAACTTTGAGGATATAAAGTCATCCATAAAGGATTACCTTAGAGCAAATACTCAATTCAAAGATATGGATTTTGAAGGGTCTAACCTTTCTATCCTAATTGACATACTAGCGTATAACTCATATACCACAGCATACAATACAAATATGGCGATCAATGAGACATTCATTGATAGTGCCACTCTGAGAGAGAATGTAGTATCATTAGCAAGAAATATAGGTTATGTTCCAAGATCTAGAAGAGCAGCGAGAGCAACTGTCAATTTCAGTGCATCGGGTATAACATCTACAACAAAACAGATAACATTTCAACCAGGTGTAATTGCAAACGGTTCAGTATCAAATATAAACTATGTCTTCTCTCTACCTGAGGCTGTGTCATTCAATGCCTTCAATGGATCATCTAGAGGTGTGTTGGTAATATATCAAGGTCAATATGTCACTAACTCATATGTTGTAGACAATAACAATCCTAGTGAGAGATATGTTTTACCTAATGATGGTATAGACACCTCTACAATTAGTGTA